GACGCGCTCGAGGCTTGAAGCTGCAACAGCCTGCTGGGCCTGTGCAAGCAGAGAGACATACTCTACCTCCAAGTCTTCACCTTCGAGTGCTTCCGGTATCGGGGGGAGGAGACCACCCTCGAGAGCATACTCGAAGACGTCTTCCAACAGTGGATCCAACAGCTCTACATTGATCCGTTGGAGCACAGGCCCGAGCAGCACTAATTTCTCTTCGTGACGTTCGACAACCTCGGTGGCGGTCATCTGTCTGCGGTCTGAGTTAATCATCATGGCAAACAAGTCGGCGTAGAAACCGCGCTGCACACGGTTCTGCACTTCCTGAATGTCGAGCATCAGCTCATTGATGCGAGGCTGCACCTGATACGCCGGGGCAAAACCTTGCGCTCCCTGCAAAGGATCAACGTATGTCGTCTGCCCCGGCAGCACTGTCGAAGGCTTACCCTTCAGGCTTGTCGGTGCGACCATCGGCGGGTTGACCATCTTGTCGATAGCCTGAGCCTTACGTTTTTGCTGGTGTTGCAACTGCTTGATGTCACCGAGGTTGTCCATTCCGGGAGATCTGCCGTAGACCTCGCCACTGAGAACGTCCCATCGCGGCACATACGCAGGAAATTTGTTATATCCACTCTCCATCAAGAACTCGTCGCTCTCGGAAGACAGCTCGAAGTAGCAGCTCTTGAACGGCATATTCTTGCCGTCCTTCTTTCCGTACTCGCGATCTGCCATCAGGCGGGGCTCGATAAAGTGTACGACCTCGACGCGGGCATCGTAATTGCCGTCGTCCCACAGTTTCTTGGTTGCCTTGCTGACACCCTTCCAATCCATCGCGCCGTCTTCGCTATGGACAAACTTCTGAATGATCTGGCCGACAGTCATTGTAAAGTGACGGCCCAAGGTATCCACCTCGCCAAGGTCGTTCTCGGCGATCACATACTCGCCAGCAGTGAACGGGCGAAAACGGATCACGTTATCAAACGACGGTTGGCGGTACAGAGGTGCAGTGCCAAACGAGCCAAGCTCTGTGTATACCGTGTGGATTGAATTGTAGAAGTTAGATTTGTGTAAAATGGATCTTTCGATGTGCTCGACCTGAGCCAGCCACGACCGGACCTCGCCGTCGTCCATCAGATCGTCGCGCACCTTACGTCGATGCCACGGCCTTGCCGGTGATGTCATGCCGGACATCAACCCGGCAGCCATCGTCCGCATTGCCTGCGTGCCAGTGCTGTCAATAATCTTAGTGGTGCGCTTGCGGCCTTTGCTGTTCTGGCTCTCGATCAGATACCGACCACGACGAGGTGTGATGTAGTCTGTGATCTCCTGCCAATGCGAACGCCACGAAGAGCGGTCATCTTCAAGCTGCAGGTAACGACGATACAGCGCAGACTTCTTACCGCGCAAAGGCACGGTCGTGTAAGTGTTGTCTACGCTAGGTAAAGGCATACTGTTAGCCCTTCATCGTCGGATACATACGATCTGTAACCGCGTTTGCTTCTGCTTCTTCTCCGTCTTCCATAAACGCCATCTCAGTAATCTCGAGAGTAGCGGTCATGCCATCGTCGGTCTTAGACAGCGTGGCTACCTTGACCGTGCAATGTATCTCGCGCTCAGATCCTATCGGACCTACGTCGCCCAGCTCAGACAACTGGTCGCTGTCGAGGTACAGCTTAGGGAGAGGCTTCTCATCCCCCATCAGCGTCTTCATCATTTCGCCCATACCCATATCAATTACCTAACAGTGTCTTGTTGGTTGTCTGCGCCGGGGCCAAGGCAGCTTTAGAAGACGTACTGCCGCCCAACCCACGCTGCTTCCTGAGCCGCTTTTGCCGGTCCTGCCCACCAGCCACTGCTCTAACCGGAGCGGGGGCTGGAGGCGGTGGGGGCGGAGGCGGCGCTGGCCTCGAACCACCTCCTCCGGGGACTGTTAGCCACAACATAATCAGTTACCTAGCAGCGTTTTGTTGGCTGTATCGGCTGCCGATAGCGCGCCTTGATCTGTCTTAACGGTTCCCGCCAGTCCGCGCTGTTGACGCAGGCGGCGCTGCTCGTCCTCCCTCGACTTGACGACAGCGGGGTCAGCTTTCGTCGGAGGCGGAGGTAGCGGAGGGGGCGGCGGTGGTGGCGAAGGGGAGCCGCCGCCGAAACCGGGGATGCTCATAAGCTGTTTAATCTTCATGGCAAAACCTTTCCGGGGCAGCAGGCTTCGGTACAATTGCTGCGGTGTGACAGCCAGTGACTTGATAGCGCAGATCACTTTGACGTGGCCGACGCAATTGTTAAGAATTGAGAACGACATGCACGGAGTGTCGCCGCGTTCAATAGATACAACTTCAAACCCCTGCGCTAAATAATGTACCTCTAAATCGAAGTCGGCTGCGGCCTCGGCTTGAATAATTGGCAACCCTTTATGCCAGTTGTAACTGACCCACATATTTCGGTCTGTATCCTGCAAAGCACACCAGACGTGACGACGTTTGCGGTTAAGCAACCACGCAAGTGGGTGTGCATTCTCTGCACCAAAGACAACGAGACACTTCATGGCTTGACATACTACATGATGTGTCGGTTGTCTGTCTAGCTACTAAATGGGTCATACTCTGTAGCGGTTGCTTGCTGCGTGCCGGTGAACCCCAACCTCGAGGGGTAGACCGGCAGGACGTAGGTCAATGCCAGCGCGTCAGCCATATCAGGCGATGCGACGCCCCGGCTCTTCGCGGCCTCCTTGCTCTCCAGCTTAATCTCATTCTTCAAGGTATAGCCGTACTCGAGGCCAGTTAGGTCAGTGATTAGGTCTGCGTTGTCTGGCAGCCTGATGCCGTCAATGATCGCCTCTTTCAGATTGCCCCACATCTGCGCTCGTAGATTTGAATAGCCACGCTGCGTCGCCTTACTGCCGAAGTTGATCTCGACGACATCGAGGCCGAGCTGCCTGCATCGGTCTACGACACCGCCGCCTACACCGCCGCCATCGATGAACACAGTGTCGGGGCTCTTCTCCATCGCAATCTCCACGACCTTGGCTGACAGCTCCATCGTATCCATGCCTCGGAACGTGTGCCAGCCTTGGCTCTCTGCATCTCTGCCCTGTCGCAGGCATATCACTGACTGGTCATCGCCGAACCGTGCAACATCGACACCCATGACCAGTGGATCGTGAGGCTGCACCGTGACTGTCAGGTTGATGCAGTCGCGTGCTGCCTCGCTCGGGATGAACTGCAGCTCGCCTGCTGAGGGGAACTCTCCCAGCACGCGGACCTTGACGAAGTCGCTGTCGATGCCGTAATCGGCGATCCACGTCTCGAACAGCCGCTTGTTCGTGATCTTCACATCTCGGCTGTCGATGTGACGTCGGTTGTATCGATGCCGGAACCGGCCAGCCATGTTCTCGTAGAACCGGCCTGTATTCCGCGTCGGGTTTCCGAAGTCGAATGTCATCGCCTCGCCATCGGTCAGACCACCCTCTCGGACCTCGAAGATCTTATCGGGCACTGCGGACGCCTCGTCGAAGATGTAGAACGGCGTTGCCTGCGCTGCGTGCAACCCAGCGAATGCCTCGCTGTTTTCTTCTCTGCAGGTCTGTGCATCGACACGCCATGTCTCCCGGTGATCATTGTGGTACATGTTCATCGAGCCACCGCCGCCCGCGTTCAGGGTCCACCAGTGTTTCGTGATCCCCATGTGGTGCCACTTAGCCAGCTCGGCCCACGTCTTGGTGCGGAGCTGCTCCGACGTGTTGGCAGTCACAATGCCTTTCGAGAATGGCCGGGTGTCCATGATCCAGCGTATGAGCCACGCAGTCAGCGCCGACTTGCCGATGCCGTGCCCGCTCGCAGTGCTGAATTGGATCGGATCGACTGCGGTGTGTCCGTCGAAGCCTCGGCTGCTGACCTCTGCGCCGACCTCGTTAAGAAACTCTCTAGCCCAGTCGTCGGGGCCTGCAAAGCCTTCGAGCTGCCCGCTGTTCCAAGGGTAGCTGAACAGAACATGGCCGAGAGGATCGGCATAGAATTGCGCGACCTCCTCCGCCAGCTCTACGTCTATAGCAGGTTGGTTCACAGTGGCTCGTAATCTGACAAGGTGTGAGCCACTGGCATGTCTGGTGCTCGACACTGACCGTCAATATGGTGCGGGTCAGCAGACGTCGCCAGTTCCTTTGCGCCGCAGGTCTGGCAGATCCTCATCGAGCCGCTGCCCGGCATCGGCGGCCCCCACTGGTGCGCCTTCGGCGTTGAGTGGGGGTGCGCCGCTCGCGCCATTACGTCGCTCATTTTTTAGGAGGCTTGGGTTTTTTAGGCATTGGCTTCTTTTTCGTTCCGTAGGCCATGTCATTTTCCTTTCTTTGGTTTTGCAGTTTTCGCGCTCTTTTTAAACGCCGCCGCAGTTGGAGCGCCCTTAGTTCCGGGCTTACGCATACGCTCGTTACTACCCTCTGCGATGCGGCGACGCTTGGCTTGGATATTCGCGTACAGTCCGGGTCGTGCCATCATCATTCACCATTAACTACGCGGAGCTTGGCGACGCGGTCGCGTCCCTCTTGCAGCCGCTCGGTCATTGCATTGACGTCGATGTTGCGGTTTTCGTTCACGTTCTCGTTAGGCAGAACCTTCGCCAGCAACGTCACGAAGGTGCGCGGCTCATCAGCAGCCAGCCTCGTCAGGTAGTCAGCGCCTCCAGCCCTCTCGAACGCCTCGAGGATCGCCAGCTTCATGTCTGTCGTAGTTTTGTTAGGCACGCCCTTCGGTCGCCCTGCTCCCGCTCTGGCTCCGAAGGGCG